AGATTACTACGCGTCTCGTGGGCTCGGAGATGTGTATAAGAGACAGCCCATATTGAGAATGGTTCCCATTAAGCGGGTATGATACACCCGACACGCCGGGTCGTGTTGACATGGGTAGCGTGTTGTGGTACGCAGATGTGCGCGTGGGATTGCGATGATTGATATATAATTAAAGTCGGTAAAAGTATACCCGGTGTGTTTTTTTCACACCGGGTATTTTATGTGTTAATGTGGTGTTTTATGCGCTAATGCTGTGTGTTGTTGCGCAGTATATTTCTGTGTCGTTTGGTATTGCGGTTGTGCATGCGATGATTCCTTTGTGTTCTTTGTTGGTTGATGCGTACATGGTGCCGGTATGGTAGTTTGAGTTTACGCTATAGTTGTTTACTGTGGATAGTCCGTAGCATGTGGCGATTATTCCGGCGTATGCCGTGTGATTGTTTACTACTTTGAATTGGCAATTAAATGTGTATATTCCGTTATTGCATACTGATTCACTGTGTGTTATTTGGCCGTGGTTGTCTGTGCCTGTTACGTTCGCTTTCCAATTGTTGTGTATGCTGTTGCGAGTGAACAGTGATTCGGCAAACAGTCGTAGCAATTGTTTTTGTCCGTTGTCGTTTGGGTGTATTGGGTCAATTGAACCGTTACTAGTTGTTGCCCAGTCTTCGCGTCCGTTGAGCCACTCCCATGCGTATTGTATTTCGTGTACGTTTGGTGTTTGCGCTATTCCTTCCTCGATCGCGTTTAGTGTCTGCGGTATGTTTGTGTGGTATCTAAACATGCCTTGTATGCCTAGGACGATTGGTGCAACGTATACTTCTGCATTCGGGAAGTTGGTTAGTGCGTATTTCAATGTTTTTTTTACAGCGTTTGTAATGTCGGTTGTTGTTTGCAGTTTATCGTTTGCACCGCCCGCGATAATTATATGTGTTATGTTCGTTTTGTTAGTCACCGCTTGTAGCTGTGACATAAAAGTCGGCGTGTTTACGTATCCCGCATTGTTTTGCGACATGTTCTGCACGCTGCTTGCGCCTATGTATGTTTTGAATTGGTTCGCCCATGAGTTTGCTAGTGTTGACGCGCCGGTACCGTAGCTTATTGAATCGCCTATGATCGCGATATTTGTGTATGTTTTTCGTTTTAATTCAATGTTTGAATATATGCTATCTATTTTTTGTACGGTATTGTATAGGTTGGTTGCGTCGCTAACGCTGTTCGCGTGCAGCGCGGTTAGATTTGCGTGCAGCGCGGTTAGATTTGTGTTTATTGCGGTGATGTCTGCATTTATCGCGGTAACGGCTGTTTTATTGTTTTGCGCTAAGTTCAACGCATTGTTTGCGGTTGTGTCAGTGTTGTTTATTTTGTTTTTAAGCGCGGTCGCGGTTGTGGTGTTGGTCACGCCTAACGCTGTCAGATTTTTGTTGTTGTTTTGCGCTGTTTCTAGCGCTTGAGTTGCTTTACCGCCAGCAGTATTTGTGTTAGTGTTGATTCTGTATAGATTATCGTCGATAATATCCATTGACGCATTGTATTGGTCAGTAAGGTTGGCTGCATCGCCGGTTTGATATTTTTCTAGGTTGAAGTTAGTTGTGTAGTCGGTCATGTCAGTTATCCTTTCTGAGATTCGTTGGGTGATTTATTTCTTCCTGTATTTTTAGTTGATGTATTGCGCGATCTAGTGTGCGCATTGCCGCATTGTAGCCGTCGCGGAGATCAGCTAGGTCGCCGGTTTCGTATAGTGGCAGATGATAAAACGGTGTTTCTGTGGCCATGTTTGTACGCCTTTATTTGGATGGGGGGATTGGATAGCCCTCTGCGGTCTTTTTTAGCTTGCTGAGGTCTGTGACGGTGAATGTTTCCGTGCCGGTTCTGTTTAAGATGTGGTTGAGAATGGTGCCAAGTGTTTTCGCATTAGATTCGGTCAGCCCTAACGCTGTTATGAATGCGGCTAAACCGGCCGGTAGTACGTTATTGTTCAGTGCTAGGTCTGCTTTATCGCTGACGCTTTTTATTGCCGCGTCGATTTTATCCATTGACCCGTTATATTGGTCAAGTAGATTTGCGGCATTTCCCGCTTCGTATTTTTCTAGTGCGTAATTCGTGGTGTTAACCATGATTTTATCCTTTCATGCTAACGGTGAATATTGTTCACCGGTTGTTGGGTTGGTGACGCGTGGCGTAGTATCGTTGAATATGGTAAGGTTGCCGACTGCGGACGTTTCGTCAGTTCGATGCTCGGCTAGTTTGTCGGTATTGATATCGGTTATTTGCGAGACTCGCGCGCCATATACCGCTAGTTCGCGGTACAAATCACGAAGCGCGGTTTTACTGTCAGTATATTCACCCTTTGTAACGTTCCATATGAGCTGTGTGTTTCCTATGTGTTCGATTTGTTCTTGTATTTGCGCTATGGCCGTTCCGTAGTCGTTTATGTGCGCTTCAATGTGCTTTATTCTTGCATCATAGTCGTTCAATGTTTTGTTTATGTCGGTTACGATTTCGTCAAGATACGCCGTTATATGGTCGATTTCGCATGCAATGTGTTTTATGATTTCTTCTTGGCTTTTAGCGTTCCAGTAGAATGCGGGTATGGCGGGCGTGTACGGCCATGCTGAGAAAAACGGTAGCAGTGGAAACATGTGCATTATCCTTTCAATAATTGTTTATGTTTATCGTCCATAATGGGCTAAAACATGTTTCAAGGTGATCGAGCAGCATTACGTCTATATCGACGTATTCACCGTTGCGTATGCGATTGACTTTGTCCATGAAATCACCGTTTGCGATTGTCTCGTATTGGTTGTCCGTCGCGTTGCTTGCGTAGTCTTGGTTTTCAGCCAATTGTGTCGCGGGGAAATCACTGTAGACTGTCCGCATTTTGTGCCATATGTCGCTATCACTGAGAATTATATCAGGATTATTGCTTACAAGCGCGTAAAGCGGCCGTAACGTCGGCATGATTTCTTGAATAAGACGTAAAAAGTGCCGCCGCCATCTTGACGGTGGCATAACGCCTAACTCCCTGTCATAGAAACGGTTCTCGATTTTCTCACAGCAACGCGCGTATTGCGCATCATCATAGGCAATGTCACGCCATGACCATGCGGCATTATCCCAGTCAACACCGCCCGGCACGTCGAGTAGTTCGCCAAAAGTGTATGTCATTACGCCATGAAAATCGTCGTACGATTCACACGGTTGATAATGGTTTATGTCATTCTGTATTGTCATCGTCGTTCATTCTTTCAACGTCCGTCAAGTAAGCGTAGTTGCGGGAAACATTGTCTTCGTTCCATACAACCTGAATCGGTTTCTTGAGGTATTTTCCGAATCTTGTGTTAAGAATGTCGCACGCGGCACGCCGTTCCTCCAATTCACTGAGCGCGCGCAGATCAGTCGGTTCGCCATAATCGTTGATTTCGTCGGCGGTCTGCCGTTCCATTTTCAACGGTAGATTTTTAATGCCCAAAGCCTGATAGTACGCGTTCCATGTGTTTTGAATGTCGTTCTGCAATTCCATGCCGATATAATCGACGTTGGTTTTCAGCACGTTTGCCTTCATGCTGTCCGTGAAACCGGGGGTCGCCATGATTGCCATTTCACCGCCTGAGATTTGCTTGATAACGTTGACGCCCGCCGTTTGCTGTCCGGCCGGAACCTCAAGGATGAACGGTGTTTTCTGATTGAAACGATTCTGCCGCCGCGTCATGTACAGATCTTCGATTTCGTGCGCGAAAAACTCAATGGTCGGAATGAGTGGCGTGCGCGCGCGGTTGGCGTAGATGAAAACGCCATTGGAATTGTTAACCGGAAAACGCCAACCGTTGATGCCGTAACTATCCCATTTCTTCGGTTTGTAATACACGTTGAAACTCGATGTGGGTACCGCTTGCGTGCTGAAAAACACTCCCGGCTTGCTATGCGGGAACGCGATCGTGGCGTAACCGAAATACAAGAGATTATATTCCAAAAACCACGCGTCGCATGTTTTCGGTAGATTCAGCCACTTGAAACGAGACATCGCGATATTCAGCATTTGGGAATACGCCATCGAATACGCCTGCGAGTTGAGCGCTTCGGATTGCTGCCACACCGGCGCGCCGCGCTCGCCCATTTCCGCACGGGTCAACGGTCTTTTATGCGTGCGTTTACGTCCCATACTTTCCTGCCTTTATAGATTGTCGTGTGTGAAGTCGCCGCCGACTTCCTCGGGTCTGTTCCAAATTGTAACACCGGAGTTGAAAATATCCCTGATCGTCTGCAATTGCTCGTTTTGCGCAAGCGGGCATAGCGCCCATATATCAGCGGCCCGCCAATACGTGAAATGCCTGCAGGGCGTCAACGCCGGATTATTGTAGAGCTTGTTGGTTGCGATGCCGTAGCGTAGCATGTAATCGCCCGCCGCCGCTATCGCGCCATTGTCTTCGGTGACTATTTTCACGGTCATGGTGTCAAGCCCCGTGGCCTGTCTGAAATTGTCGCCGCCATACGCGCCAACGGGCTGCGCGGCGTGATTGAGCAAGTCGCGCCAGGCGGCCGACACGTTTGACCGCGTGTTGGTCAACACGTTTTTGGCGTTCGTGATGTTAGTGTTGCGTGAGCGCGCGGCGTTGCCGACTGTCGTGCCATATGTTCGGCTGGCGTTTGCGTTGGACGTGTTCGCATTGTTGTTGTTTATTTCGGTTGCCGCGTCCGTCGCCAGCTTCGTCAGATTGGTCGCTTGCGTGTTTGCGCGGGCGGTGGTGCTTGCCGCCTGTGTTTTCGCGTGCGCGGTCTGTTCCCTATTGGTGGCCTGCGCCTGTTTTTGCTTGAAGTTCGCGACGTCGTTCGCGGTCGCGTTGAGTTCCCTGTTGTTCGAGATGGTCATACCGGTGTTGTAGCCTTGCAGAGCCGCGCTGCCAACTGCGATCGCTCCCGCGGCGATCGGCGCGGCGGCACCGCCGGTCGCGATCGTCAGGGCCGCGCCGCCGACCGTGCCCACCATGCTTGTGACTGATGTGATCGCCGAATTTTGCGAACCCTCGACGAACGACTTGTTTATCAGCGTCACATCGTTGCCGTAATCACTATAGATTTTTATGTTTGTGCTTGTCAGATCGTCATCAAGTCTGGTGTTGGAATATGTCAACATGTCGTTGCGCGTGTTGTTGTTTTCCGTGGTGATGGCGTTGTCACGTGTGACGCCGCGTGCCGTATTGGCGACGCTCGTCGCGTTCGTTGCGTTAACGTTGGCTTTCGCCGTGGTCGCCGCCGCGTTTGCGTTTGATTCACCGGTGTTTGCGGATCGCGCGCCGTTTTCGTAGGCGATTATGGCGTTTTCACGTGCTTGCGTGATCTCCCGGTTGTATGCGTCGGCGCGGTGCGCGTCGATCGCACGCCGTTGCAGGGCATACGTCGGTATGTCGTGCGATATGAGCGTTTTGAGCACGTCCGCGGTCGGCACGTCGCTGGTGATGCTGGTCCCGTCGATGGCGTTAATGCTGATTGCCGTATCGCCGTCGCTTCCGATTCCGTCAAGCCATGCGATTTGTCGCAATATCGGATAGCTGAGGGATGTGACTGTTTGTATCGAGAGTTGTCCGCAGTCAGCGATTTCCACACGGGTTTTGTTGCCGATATTGTCGGAAACCTCTAAGTGCGCGTAGGGCGCGAGATATAGTCGTGTTATTTGCGCGTAATCACTGGCGTAGCCGAAATCATCGGTGGTCAGATCAATATCGGATAGTTTTGCTCGTGCGCCGCTGACTGTATGCCATTCAACGCCGTTCACACTGATGGCGTTGGCAAGTCGCATCATGTTTGCGGTGGCTACGAACACCGCTGTGATCTGTGACATGATATGTGGATAATACGCGAAAAGGGTGTCGAAATAGTCGTCTGATATTTTGGACGATTCAAGCGCATATACACTTACGTTGCTTGCAGTGAGATTATCAACGGAATTATACGATGCGCCCACGCCGGTGACGTTTGCCGTGGAAATGTTTCCGGCACCCCACGAGAAACCGTTAACCGTGCCGTCGTTATTGCCGTATGTCGGGCCGCTGTCCGTAATATTCGTGCCTCGCGCGTTACTCATGGTTTGCAATTGTCCGGGTGAAAACGTTGCGGTCACACAGATGTACCTTGTACCGTTTTGCAGATTAACCGGCGTGCTTTTCCTGATGTTCGATGCGGCGTTGCCATAGTCAACGTCGGGTAGCGTGAAATCACGGCAATTAGCGCGCGGGTTTTTCAGCATTTCCTGCGGTGTCATTTCCGTCAATGGCGCGTGCCCGCGTGTCAGCACCATTCCGTTGATTGTGGTGCTGTTGATATAGTCCGTCCATACGTCGCGCATGAGCGTGCATGTTGTCGTGTTCGGCGCTTCCGCGCGTACGGAAGTGATGAAAAAATGATAGCGTGTCTGCACGTCGGTTTTCTGATACGGCGTGTTGATGATGTCATGCGAAAAGTCGACGACAATGTAATTATACTGTTGCGCCGTCATGTAGGGCACGGGCAATTTTATGCCGTCCGCGTCGGCGCGCGCGATATACATGTTCGTTGTCAGCTTGACGGTTTCGCCGTCCAGATTGTCAAACCATTCGTTTCTTGCGGCATCATCGGAGAATTTCACTACGTCGTGGTAATCATCGTACCAATTAACGCGACACAGCTTGATTACCGTGTTTGGCGTCCAAACATTGTAATCGAAAACGTTGCGGTACTGTCCGTATACGCGCGTGTCCGTATCGGGGTACGTCGTCGCGTTTTGCAGATGTGGAAAATCCATCTCGCATCCCTTCCTATATGAAAAAAATGAGTGGTGCTTCAATGTGAAGCACCACTCATTTTATAACATAGCCGTTTCAGACTATGCGACGGTGAACGTGCATGCCGCGGAATGTTCCGTGGTCTCGCCGTTCGGATTGACATACGTGGCGGTGCCCCTCACGGTGATGACGTCACCGGCCACAAGCCCGTCACGCTGGACATGCAGGCGCGCCTGGTCGTCAACGAATGTGTTGACGTTGAGGTCGAACGCCGCACCGCGCGTATCATCGCCGCTTGCGGCATGGTTCGCCGCGACCTCGTACGTCGCCGCGTTCGGTGCCACCTGTATGGCGGTGCCGGTCGGCTCGACGTTGGCGGTGAGCTTCGGCGTGAGCTGCGTCACGTCGCCCGCCTTGACGGTGGCCGTCGTCGGGGTCAGCGTGAAGCCGGCCACGGTCTGCGTGACGACCTTGACGGACGTGCCCGCGTCGGTGGTGAACAGCGCGCACGGGGTGAACGGGGACACGCCGTAGATGCCCCAGTGGTTGAGGTACAGCGTGTTGGAAACGGTTTGCGGATTGTAGAACTGCGTAGTGCCGTACATGGTGTCTCGCACCTGATACCAATCGGTCGACACAAGCAACGCCACGGCACCGTCGATGCCAAGCGACGGCACTTGAATAATACGATACGGCACGTCGGCCTTGTCCAGCTGGAACACGGCGGACAACGCGTCAACGTCAAGCGAGGCGAGATATTCCGGCTCGATCAGCAACACCATTTGCTGAGGATTGGCATACGCCGGAATATCGGTCACGTTCAACGCATTGTACTGCGTTGACGGGAACTGCATGCGTCCGGCGGTCGCACGCAACGCCTTGAGCAACGTCTTGGCGGTTGTCTGGTCGCTTGGCACCGCGTCAAGATGCACCTTGTAGAAACCAAGATTCTGCTCGTAATGACGAATCAGCGCAATCATGATATTCATTTCATCGTAATTATCACTGTTGCGTGGCGTTTCCATAATCTGCGCAACGAAACGATTCAAGCCAAAATCATCCACGAAAGCCTGACGCAATTCATCGTCAGTCCATGAAATCGGATATTGGTCACGACGGTTCATTTCGTAGAACCACACCGCGGCTTCGGGACGGTGCATCTTGAGCAGGTCTTCCGCATCATCCTTGTACCCGTGCGCCTTAATCCACTTGACCGCGATCTCCTGCACAGTCGAACCCCAGTACAAGTTTTCCTTTTTGAAAATCGACAACGGATTTTCAAACGGCGCGTTCTGCGCCATAACGGTGAGCCCGATACGATTGACCATGTTCCAAACACAATCATTCAAATACTGTCGATTCATCGGATCGAACAAGTAGCGCATCGTGTTCGCCACACCGGTCTGCGTCGCGCTCGGGATACGCTGTTGATAATCGTCCGTACCCTTGGCACGCACCTTATCCAAAATCGTCGCATTGTCTACAGCCATAATATCTCCCATCCGTTTACGTCAGAGCGTGTAATCGAGATTTTCCAAGTCTTCCGCCGCCGCTTCCGCGATGGCGTCCGCAACGTCGTCGTTTTCCTTGACGGTCGCACCGTTTTCGACCATTTGCGCGACGGAATCCGCGAAATTATCATAGATGCCATCAACACGCGCGCTCATCGCATCCACTTTGTCAAGCAAACGCGCGAGCATGTCGCGCAAGTCGTCGAGCTCGCCCTCGCGGCGCGCTTCATCCGGCGTCGGATCATCACGTTCGGCGGTGTCCCTTTCCCCGGCGGTTTCGTCATCCATTATTTTTCCTTTCATATATGAAAAAAGCCGTACCGGTATGTGACCGGCACGGCTCAAGAATAGCATACTCGCGACATGTTCCAAAGCGGTGGTCGGCGCGCTTTTCCCTCACGGCCGCATCGTCGCCGGAGTCAACCGTGGTCATCGACAATGCGTTTTAGCGATACCACTATGGCACCTCACGTATGCCGTGTTTATTTTACACCGAAATTCTTGAGCATTTCGAACATGGCGTGTTGCGTTTCCACCATGTCATATCTCAGATAGCCTAACGCGTAATACGATGTAAGGTTTTTAATCAACTCTTTCGCCATATTCGCGGTGAGGTAGTTCAGTCTGTTATCATCCCGTGTGATTGCAAAATATGGCACATGCGCGCCGCCGTCGTATTTCGATGATATGAAGACGTATCCGCATCGCAGATCGGCATACACCCCATATTCCTGGTTAAACCAACGGAACACATAAGTGAGTTTCGCATGCTTATGCGGTTTTTCGATAAAATCGGCATCAAATTGCCGAAACTTGTTTTTCGCTGTCATATCATCATTGTTTTTCAGCATACGCCCCGCAACGGTGTTCCTTGCCTTTTCCTCGGCATAGTCATCGTCTCGCACGTAGTCGAACAGACATGTTTTGCCGTCAAGCCATTGCAGCCCATACTCGGGATTGAGGGGCACTTCATAACGTCGAAAATACGGATTAAACGCGTCGCACGCGTTACCCAAAAGGAACACTCTCGGCTTGCGCAGTTCGGTATCGTCGGCACGCTCGCGCGTCACGGTATCCACGATTTTCGCCAATTGCTCGAACTCGTTTTTCAGATACGTGTGGTATCTATCGTCATTATCGATAATAAATTCATCCATGCAAATATTGCGTACGCCCACGTATGTGCTTTTCTTTTTTCGCTGTTGCATGGTCAAAGGTATAAAATAACCGCATATCCGCCACGGGTTTTCTTTTTTGCCGGTTTTCTTCCGTCGTATTTCAGCCGTTTTATTTGTTGTGCGAAATTCGTAATCGGGAAAAATATTATCCTTTATAATGCGGTCGAAATAGTCCGCGGCGACATCGTTGTTTTCCTCACGAAAACGGGCGATTTCCGCAAAACAATACCCGTTTTTCAAATAATCCTCTATCATGTATTTTCTCATACCGTAGGTTTTACCCAAACCGCGTGCGCCGATGATCATGTTCACATCCGCGTTTCGCGGCAATATTACGGTTTTAAGCCGGTCATAATAATATTTCGCCATCAATGCTCACAATCATAGGTTTACCGTCCCGCATAATAAGTTCGCGGGGCATTGTTTCCGTATTCCTATTATACGTGTTTCGTATGTATGTCAGATTCTCGCCGTTGGCTTGTTTGTCCGATTCACCCAACCACCTGCCGGACGGATACAATGCTATCGCTTCAGGCGCGTCAACATGATATGTCGCGCCCTGATAATCGGTGACGGCACCGACGTACCTGCGCCACACATGCGGTCGATTGCGTTGCAACGTGTGACAAATCTCATAATCCACCAATACGTCATACCCAAGCGATATTTGCACGGTTTCCGCGAAACCGTGCCCCGCATGCATGACATCGGCTATAAAATCCTCAATGGTGTACACACCGTCCGGCCGCGGAAGTCCGGCGCAAGTGACATGCACGCGCCCGTTTTTGTCCAAACTAACACGTGCTTTATTCCACAATTCCATATGTTCGACATAACGCGTGGCACCGCCACAGTCCTCAACCTCGAATTTTCCAATGTGATCCAGCGTGGACGCCATATCGGGCGCGGTGTTTCGGACGCGTCGCATGGTGCGGCTGATCGCGTTTTCGATCGCGTTATGCAACGGTTTGAGCGCGTCCAGCAATTCCGCGTCGCTCACATCGTCATCGCAACGGATTTTCAGACTATCGGTATCGCCGCCCGTAACCGTCACGCGTGCGCCGAAATGACGGTATATCAGCATCATAGCTATCAAGAGGTGCATTCTGCTGCCCGCTACTATCCGCATTCCGTACGTGTATATAACGCGTGGTGTTTTCGGGCGCCTTTTCGCAAAATTCTCAGGCGTACACACCGTGGTCCTATCGACTTCAAGTTCGCCGGTTTCCGTCACGCGATAATCCGCTTTCATGACGTCCTGCGCCTGTGTGCCGTATATGCCATTAAATTGACCCTTAACCGTAGACCCGTAATAAGATTGCAGAAATTTCATACTCAAATCGCCTGTCTTCGCATCATGCGCGATACCCTCCGGTATCGAATCAGGAATATCCCCCGCGTATGGCACGCCCTCGGTATACCCCTTAATAAGGTTTTTCACATCTGTTTTACGCGCGAAAAGCATGTTGGATTGTAGTGTCACGTAATCGGGCGGAACAATCGTCTTAGTGGTGGCTTCACCGTATAATACATGCATTTCGTCAAACTCGTATACTTGCGCTATGTTCCACAGTTCGATTTCATTAACATGCAATATGCATTCATCCGCCCGATACAATTTCCCGAAAGCGAACGTTGGATTAACGGCACTATCAACGTAACCGTGCGCCCTAATACTGTTTTCCTGTGTTTTCGCACGTTCGTTATTGCTGTAATCGGTATCCGCCTGCAACGTTTTCACAAACTTGGAACGTGGACATATCGCAATCCCCCACGCAGCGAAACATGTGTTTTCGCGTAATCTGAGATTCGTAAATCGTACCGCCGTATGCAATCCTGTAAGAAACGGGTCATCATAATTCAGCAACACATCTTCAAGCGACGTATTAACAATGCGTTCGCATGCGATTTGCAAAATATCCGCAGGCGCTGCCGCAAATTTCACCGGCAAACGTCGGCCATTAATGAAAGCGTGATGCATTGACGTGACATCCAAGGACGCGACGTTATCCACGACAACACCAGCGGTTTTAGCACTCGTAAACGTCAGCCCGCCACGGAAACATGCCTTACGAAGCGCATACGATTCATAATTCTTCGGAAATTCCTGATCACACGTCATCTCGAAAGCACGTTGCAATGTGATTTTCTTACCACCTTGCAACGTGACGCGCCGCCCACCAATCTCACGGCGCGCCATCTGCCGCACAAGCGAAGTCTTGGTAAGCACGCGGCACCCCAGCATGTCAGACGTAAGCCAATGATTAGCGCGTAGCAGCCATTGCAAGTATTGAGGTATCACTTGCACATCGCGGCGCGCGTAAAATTTTTCTTCTTCCGTCAACGGTGTTTCAGGCGTACGCACAAGTGAGTAATCCCAATCGCCAACCGCTTTCGGCAATCCGCATGTTTCGCCCATCGCGCGCAGCCCGCCCATTTCGAGATAAAACGTGTCCCAAAAACGGCACACCACATTATCGCCCACGCGCAAATCGAGAACGTATACGCTTGTAGCGGTCTGCGCATTAACCTCAATCGCGTACGACTGCGCCAATTCCATCATAAGCGTCTGCATATCGAACATAAGATTATAGGCCGCGATTATCGGAACATAATCGTGCGCATGCCCATATTCAATAAGATCATCAATGTATGTCAACGCTTCGGACGTGTGCCGGTAAAACCGTACATCGTCCGTGTCGGGAGTGTACGATTCCAGCGGCGTGTTACGCAAATCGTTGAAAATGTATAATATCGGATATGCACGTGTTTCGGCACCTTCGCCAATATTCGTTGTTTCAGTGTCAAATATCGCCGCAATCTTAAAATCCTTGCACTTTATCATCGTGCCACATCGGGTGAGACCGCAATAAGCCAAATCGGACTACCACCGTCAACGTCCATGTAATCCTCTAGATCACCTGTATGCATTTTCATATTTTTGACGTACTCCAACACCTTTTCGTTTCGTTGCATGATAGTATCAAAAAGCCCACTGAGTGAATCAGCGCCATACGCTTGCATAATGACTTCTAATCGTTTGTTCGGCGGAACGTTCGATCTCTGCCATATGTTTTGTGTGTATCGCCAAAACACCTTGACTTTTTCCTGGCCAAGCTCTCCCAACGCGCTCGGCATTCCTTTGGACGCCATGCGCATTTCCTCACGGAAAATATTGTACGAACGCGCACGCTCCCTCGCCCGCCCTTTACCGCCGCGCACCTCGCTTACCTGTTGCACGAGTTTATCGGCGATTTCGTTCGCACGCTGATACAGTTCATTCCGCGTGCCGCTATTACGGACACGCCCAACATACGTGTTTTTCAACTGCGTTTCAAGCCGCTGTATGTAAGTGCGTCGTGCGCTCGCCTCGCTTTCGGGCATGGTGTCGGTAATGCTTTTTTTCAGACTGTTTATAGCGCGTCGCACGCGCTTGCGTTTCGCGGTCAATACGTCCGCTTGTTTATGTGCTCTAGGCATGCTCGTCACCTTATAAAAAAAAGTGCCATAGCATATGTATGACACTTTTGTTTCATTCCGAACTACTTGATTTCAAGCGATTTCGTGGAACGACCACCGCCCAGCGGGGTCTGCTTGACCGCAACAGTGATGCCGTCCGGTGCGTTGAAATCGGGAAACATATCGTAGATATCCAACACGCTGCGGTAGATCCCCTGTGACTGACTGAAATACGTGTTGCCGTCTTTTCCGAAAAGATAGACGTTTGCGCATTTCTGACCGGTCTGAGAACGTACGCCGGGCGCGATGTAAGCGCCGATAACCGTCAATGGTTTCGCGCCGCGTCCGTTCAGCGACACCGCGCTGTTGCGTGCGTTGACGATGGCGCGTTTTCCCTCAAACGTGCTGTTATCCATCGTGCAAATATAACGATAGTTGTCAGCGGTGTTCTGTGCGGTTTCATTCACGGTAGTGTCGTACATCGGTTCGTTTACCTCGTCCATTTCAGTTCCTTTCAGAATTCAATATCTTTATCGTTATCGTTGTCGGCATCGGAGCCGGTTACGTCAGTTGCGACACATTCCGCGTGCTCAATGAACGTATCAGCGTCCATAACATACGTGTTCTTGTTTACGGTAATATCGTCAACCAAGATATTGACAATACCGGCATTCATAAGCACTTTGATGGCCATTTCAGCATTACGAACGTTTCCGTTAGTGTGGAACGTCTGTAACGTGCCGTCCCTGTCATAATAGCTTATGGTGCTGTCGGCGATTACCTTACGTATCTTTCTCATGTTTGTTATCCTTTGTATTTGTTTTTTCTGTCAACCATTTTTTGGCGACATAAATATTTATAGCACAAAAATCAGCGTGCGCAAAAAGCAACACGCCGATTATTGATATTGATTCTCAATAACGCAAAATCTGCCCCGGATAAATCAAACTCGGATTAGACAAACCGTTAAGCGACGCGACACGTGCCCAATCACCGCCGAAAATCGACCACAAAGACTCACCGGACACAACCGTATGCGTACGCGCCGTACCCGGTTGCGCAACCACGCCACCGCCATAACACACGGTTTCGCCCGGATAAATCACAGCCGGATTGCCCGACCCATACCCATACCACGACTGCCACGGCAACAATCCGGTGCGCACGGCAATGCCCGACAACGTATCCCCCGACGCAACCACCACGCAAGCAGACCGCGCGACATTACCACCGATGTTCGTTTCCGGCACGGACACACCCGCACCATCGCCATGCGCGTATGCATCCCACTGCCATCGTTCGCCCCGAAAATAATTCAAGTCCAATCGTCCGGCATACCCCGGCACATATCCGTTCGACGTGTACTGACGCATGGCCTCACCATACGCACCATACAGCCATGGTCTATTCTGATAACCGGTGACAGCCATTGACGCATACTGAGCGACCCACACCCCGCAATGCTCACGCACGAACGAAGTAAGCTGCCCCAGCGCTGACGCCTGAACATACACAAGCGGCCACACCCGCGTGCGATCATGCACGTGGCGAACCCACGTTTCAACCCACGCGCCATTACCAAACTGCGGATTATCCTGAGCCTCCCAATCCAAAACAAGCACCGCATCACCAACGTATCCGCGCACGTTGTCAACGAAAAAATCAGCTTCCGCGTTCGCGTCACGCCCCATCGCGTAATGATAAACGCCAATACTCTTACCGCTGTCCGTTGCGCGTCCAAGTTGATAGTTCGCGGCCTGATTCACGCCATTGACCAGACACATGTTGTTGAAACCGCCGACACCCCATGTGGCACCCGCCACGACGAAATCAGCGTCAAGCACGTACGTATCAATATCACACTGCCAATTGCTCACATCCACGCCACGCATGTCCGCGCTTGCAGATGGCACAAAAAACAAGGACAATACGCATACGCACGCCAACACGCTACGCCATATTCGTATCATCATCATCCCCTTTATTCGTCTCAAGCAATGCAATAAGTTCTTCCGTCAGAACATTATTTTTAGTCATTAAATCATTAAAATCACTGAACGTCGTGGCGATAAACCACGCCATACCGCAACACGCGACAATCGGAAACCCTACACTTCCGACAAC